AAAATTATTTTCTTGCTAGTTTTATTGAGTGTGATGATTCTCAAAAAATATGGATCAGAGAAATCATCAATTGTGGTGATCAATATTATGATCAATGGAGTAAACGCACTCAAAGTTTAAGTTATAACTTTAAGCAAGAAATAGAGACACTGTTTTCTGAATTTAATTTCAAAGATGTGTTTGCATGTAAGTTGGGTAATCACCCCATCTTGCTTAAACAACACATGATAAATACAGTGTCCATTGAAACACTGGTTATTCTTGATCATGTTTTTAATTATGTTCAAAAATTTGATGCGAATCTAGTGGATCCCATTTGGGAAACTTATAGTATGAAGATCAAGAAGTATAAACCATTTATTAAAATTGATGTAAAATCTTACAAAAAAATTTTGAAGGAGACACTAATCCATGACTGAACAACAACAACATCTCAAAACTTGTTATGAGAATTTGCAAAAGGCAGTTGCTGAAATTCGTGAACTTGAAGCACAGCTCACTCAACGTAGAGAAATGGCTACCAAGCTGACTGGTATCATTGAATATCTGCAAGGCACAGGTGTTAAACTTGAAGAAGAAGCACCTGTTGAAACCTCACCTGAGGAAACTAAGGCATCTTCGATTCCAACAAAAACAACTCGCTGATGCTTGACAACCAAACTAACATCTGTTAGAATCTATCCGTACACACATCCAACTTATCCGATTTATCCGTATGTCCTTTTCAGATCTTAAGAAACAATCCAAACTCGGCTCCCTCACCGCCAAATTGGTGAAGGAAGTTGAAAAGCTTAACACAGCAAGCTCCTCTTCTGATGACCGTCTGTGGAAACCAGAAGTTGATAAAGCAGGTAATGGCTATGCAGTCATTCGTTTTCTTCCTGCTCCCGAGGGGGAAGAGCTTCCCTGGGTTAAGATCTATAACCACGCTTTCCAAGGCACTGGTGGCTGGCTAATTGACAATTGCCTTACTAGTATTGGTGCCAAGTGTCCTGTTTGCGAAGCCAACGGCGAACTTTGGAACAGCGGTAGCGATGCTAATAAGGAAATTGCCCGTGGTCGTAAGCGCAAACTGTCCTATTATAGCAACATTTATGTTGTGAAGGATCCCTCTAATCCTGATAATGAGGGTAAAGTGTTTCTCTTTAAATATGGTAAGAAAATCTTTGACAAGATTCAAGCAGCAATGCAACCTGAATTTGAAGATGAATCTCCCATCAACCCCTTCGACTTTTGGCAAGGTGCTGACTTCAAACTGAAGATCAAGAAAGTTGCTGGTTACTGGAACTATGATTCCAGCGAGTTCACCTCCCCCTCGGCACTGCTGAGTGATGATGAAGCTCTGGAAGCAATCTGGAAGAAAGAGTACTCTCTTGCAGAATTTGTTTCTGCTGATAAGTTCAAGTCTTATGAACAGTTGAAGACCCGTCTTGATACTGTTCTTGGTAAGACTTCAAGTCGTAAAGCAGAAGTTGTTGATGAATCTTTTGAAGATGAGGATGATTATCGGGCACCTGCAGTTCCTGATAATCTCAAGAAAGAGCTGAATAGTCTTTCTTCTTCCGCCAGTGATGAAGAGGATGATGCTCTCAGTTATTTCCAAAGTCTCGTAGACGAGTGATAATTAGAACCCCTCCTTCGGGAGGGGTTTTTTTATATTGGAGGAATGCACTGATCAGTAACTTTAATTGTAGTTGGGTTGATGTATGATGATGATGGTTTATATCTTAGAATAGTATTTGCATCAGTCTCTATTGTTCTAATAAATTCTTGGCGTATTAATACAATAGATCTTTTTTGATCATTTAAAGTTAACTCATATTCATAATTAGTTACGTCTTTAACTGGAGTATAGTTTTTAATCACTGTAACGCCAGCAACGAGTTCAGTATACTGAAAAGTAAAATCACTCTTGACTTTAATTCCTGCTTTTAAAATGACGTGCCCTAAAGAATTCTTTACCTCAGTAGTCTCATAGTGATGTATTTCTGACAACTGGGCTTCGGTATACTTTGTGAATAAAAATTTATTGAGATCTGATTGTGTCATGGGCCAATCAGTTCTTACGTTCTGAATATTGTTTGCAAGAAAGATTACCCAATCATACTCAGGACTTCCATAAAAGTTTTGAGAAATATTATCTGGACGTTCATCACCTTGAATTTGATAATCTTCAAATGCTCCATAAATTTTTAAAAGATCATTTGGTATGTAAGGTCTTTTAAAAAAATTCTTAATTGTACTGTAATCGTGTGAGAAATTTTTTTTACCCTGTTGAACAGGGTAAATTACATTGGGTAACCTTCTAAAGTATGCCATTAGAGTCCTACGTCGTCTTCGGGAATTCCATTAAAATCATTAGAAAGAAGTGGGGTTAGTTCAAGGAAAGACATTTGTAAAGTCGTTGCAACAGGATGTGAATCATCATAAGCTGCCCAACCAATACCATCTGGAGTATGATTTGCTACCACCTGTCCTAATGCACATAATTTTGGTTTAGGTAAACTAGGATTTTGTGAACCATTAGACTTCTCATAACGAAGTACAAATACATTAGGAGATTGTAAAAGAGCGGCTCCGTATTCTGGAATTGTTGGTAACATATTTATTTTCAAAAACCTTATAATCTTTCTAATTTGTGAAGCTTCCTTCTCAGATCTTGGAGCTAGCTTCCACTGCATATCAAAAGTTCTTAATGATGGTGCTCTAAAAAGAAGTTCTGCATTCGGATTTACTGCAGCCCCAGTAGATCTGGTTAAAAGATCTCCAGCATTAACTGGAGTGCTTGATACTTTACTTACAATTTGTGCAGTTAGATCTGCTTTAAAAGCTTCAGCCGCACCAGGGGCATTAGCTTGATATGATGTTAATGCCTCTAATCCATATTTTCCTAATGCTCCAGCTGCCATTTTTTCACCACCAACTCCCATTGCATTTGCAATAGCAGCAGTGCCACCAAGAAGACCTTCATTATACACTCCAGAAATTGCTGCAGCCATGCTTGCACCCATCATACTCATCTTGGATACACCCCACTCTGCCTTTGCACCATCAGTAATTGACATTGGCATTGGAAGAACAATCTCACCAATAAATTCCATGTAATTTGGAATTGATGCATTAAATGAAGCTAATCCTTTTTTGACAATTGATGGAGAGATAAACAATGATTTATCAATACCACCAGCATCTAGTAAACCTTTGTTTGGTGGAGTATATTGTAGAGCACCAATTCTAATATAATCTTGTGGTGTTGCTCCCGTTGCATTAGTTTTACCAACGTTTAAATCTGATGGGAAGACATAGATCTTACCCTTTGTTGTGGGTGGTTTGGGAATATTTTTTGGCGTTAAATTATCTAAAGCTGTATTCTGTGCTATTGTTGCTGCAACATCAGATGGAAGAGCACCACCTGTGGGATCAATTGCACCTAAACTTTTAAGGTCTTGATTATACTGTTTAGTATACAATGCTTCGGGAGAAAGACCAGATACAGTTGGAGCAGTTCCTGGTTCTCCAGTATTGTTAGCTTTTAAAGTTTTATTAATATTGGTATTCCATTGTGATTGATTAGCTTGATATAATGTATTAGCTTGATTGTAACTTAGAAGACTATTATTTGTAGTGTCGTAAACCGATATAATTTTTCCTTTTTCTGGACCGTCACTAGCTACTTGTACAAGATATTGATTTCCACCAGTTGAAATGGTAGCTGTAACTTTTTCATTTTTTTGTGGTACTGACATTACTTGTTACCTGCCCATACTTTGCTTGGTGAAACTCTTTGCCCTCGTTTATCAACAAAAGATTCAACAATAAAAGGGTTACCTGATAACCCAGCTATATCATCATCAGGAACTCTTGCAATACTACTCATGCCAGTCACAATATAAGTATGTAAACAAACATCTGGCACACTATTTAAACTATTTAGCCAACTTTTAGCGATGTCTCCACGATAGGCTGGATTTAAATAATGAACATTAGCACCTAATATTGTTCCATCACCTTTAACTTCTAAAATTTGTGCAAAGGGATATCTATCCCAGTATGGATATCTATTTGGATACTTTGCTGAGTATGAAAAGAAATAAAACTTTCCAACTTCTAACCCAAATGTATCTGATAAATCTGTAGAGTCTTCTTGTGGCTGATTACTCAAAGCTTCAAACATGGCATTTCGATACCAATCTTGAGATACGAACCTACCTTTAAATTCTTTTATCTTTCTTGCCATGATCTCATCAGAAGCCTTGAGTCTATCACTCATATTCCTAATTCCTCTTCGGTTAAAACTTTAAATTCCATAAGTCTATCAGCACAAAATTCTTTTGCTGCTTTCCACTTCGCTTGATTCTTCACATACTCATAATTTTCTTGCACCCACTTCTTTGTTTTTCTTTTTGGATTTTGATTTGGTGGTTGTGTGTATTTTTTTGGTTTGATTTCAAATAAGTATGTCCTTACTTCACCAGTTCGTTCTCTAAGTTTAACCCAGAAGTCAACGAAGTATCTGTGGCAACGATTGTCTAGTGGTGATATGTATGGTATAACTACTTCCTCACTATTCCACTCAAGAATATTTGTATTCAAATCACAGTACTTCATGAATTTTAATTCCCAAAGAGACCGATAGATAATATTCGTTGGGTTTCCTTTGTACTTCTTATAATTTTGGGGAGTAAATTTCCCTTGATAATACATATACATAGTATAAAATACTAAAAGTATTTAGAAATGTCCTCAAACCAAAAGCTTTATTATCCAATTGACAGTGTAAAAAATACTTTCTCTAAAGTGTCAATGACATCTTTTTATAAGGTGGCATTTCCTATTTCGGGAGGACTGACTGATTGGTTAAAGAATACTGGGTTTTATAATACACAAAATAGCGATGGTTTAGATCCGATTGAAAGTATTGAACTATTATGTTCAGCAGCAATTCTTCCTGGAACAAACTTAAAGATGACTGAGGTGATGGGAAATCGTCAAGGAATTCTTGAGAAGTATCCAATATTTAAACAGTATCCAGAACTATCTTTAACATTTTACGTTGATTCTAATCACCAAGTTATTAAATTTTTTGAAGAGTGGACAAATTATATTACACCACTATACTCTACCAAAGGTGGTGAAGTCCCTGTTACTAATAAAGGACTTCTAGCAAGTGAAGCTAAAAATGAAAATGATTATTTTAGAATGAGGTATCCAAATAAGTATACTCAAACAATTTACATTACTAAATTTGAAAGAGATTTAAATACAGTAAAACCAACTGGAACAAAAAACAACGCATATAAACTTCAAAATTCATCAACCTTAACTTACGAATTTGTTAAAGCATATCCAAGTAATATTGTAGCATCTGCTGTTGCTTATGAAGGAACTTCAGTTTTAAGTTATACTGTGACCTTTGTTTATAGTAGATATTTTGTTAATACTTCACAACCAGAATTTGGAACTACAATCACACTTCCAGATTTAAAGACATTTAATTTTTCACTTCCTAATCTTGGTGAAACTACATCAAGCAAAACTCCACCATTAAACATTGGAGGAGTTGATCAAGTCATAGGAAACACCGCAGGTTTTGATGCTAACATAGCCTGATAAATAATTTTACTGAAGTTACTTTGGGACATTATGCCTTTACCACAACCGACTGCGCCACAGTATGAGCTTACACTACCTTCTAACGGAAAGACTATAACATATAGACCATTTCTTGTGAAGGAGGAAAAGATTCTAATCATGGCAGTAGAGTCAAAAGATATTAAGCAAATTTCTAATTCAATTAAACAAGTTCTTAATGCTTGTATTGTTACCAAGGGAGTTAAAATAGACTCTCTTCCAATCTTTGATATTGAATATCTCTTTTTAAATATCCGAGGAAAATCAATCGGTGAATCAATAGATTTAGTTATCACTTGCGGAGATGATCAAGCTACTCAAGTTCCAATCACAATGTTTGTTGATGAAATTAAAGTAGAAGTTCCAAGCGATCATACTGATACGATTGATTTGGAAAATGGATACTTTATTAAAATGAAGTATCCATCGTTAGTCCAATTTATTGAAGAAAATTTTGAGTTTAGTAAGAAGAGTTCTAATGATCTTGATCGTGCTTTCAAATTAATTTCATCCTGCATTGATTCTGTTTATAATTTGGAGACTGCATGGGCAGCATCTGATTGCACTGAGAAAGAACTGATTGATTATATTGAGAAGTTGACACCCCAACAATACAAAAAAATAGATAACTTCTTTAAGACGATGCCAAAGCTTTCTTATAAAACTAAGGTTACCAATCCTGTAACTGGTGTAGAAAATGATGTAGTTTTGGAGATCTTGAGACTTACTATCGAATTAATTTCTCTTTGATGCAGCACCATAAATACTCTTTGACCGAGATTGAAAATATGATTCCTTGGGAGAGAGAAATATACTTAGAATTGCTGAAGCAACACATCGAGGAATTAAACGAAAAGGCAAGACAAAATGGCAGGAACTAAAACGATAAATTTAGCTAAATTTTTCAGACAAGATTCTGCTGTGCCTTCTGGTGTTGGGGTTAGAGATACTATGGGAGTTAATCCCCAAGCTCAAGTTACTATGAGTGGAGGTAATTTATCTTCTATTTTAAAAATCATACAAACAAATACTGAAATAACAAAAGAGCAACAAGAATATATACGAGTCGAAGATCGGAATGATGATTTACTGCAAAGTGCAGTTAACAAGCTACAAAAAAATATTTTTGGATTGCAATCAAGTTTATTAAAATTGAGAGGACAGTTTGAAAGTGACCTTCTAGCAAGACAGCGAGCAGCACAGAAAGAAAAACGTGCTGCATTTGCTGGACGAGCAGAAGAATCAAAAGCCATGGGTATGGCTACTGCTCAACAAAATTTAGTAGATTATGAATCCTCTGCATATGAAATGGCAGATGAACCCTCAGATAATAGTTCTAAACCTGGAGGTGTTGCAGCTGCTCTTGCTGGATTTACTGGAGCAGTGCTTGGGGCACTTGGAATGAAAGATGAGGAAGATCCAAATTATACTCCTCCAGCTGGAAAAACTTACACACTACCGCAACTAAAAGAACTAGCATTGAGTGTTGGATTTAAGGGTGCTAATGCAGATAAAGCTGCTGCTGTTGCTTATGCGGAATCTACTGGTGATACAAAGGCACACCTTACTCCTAAAGAAAGTAATGGAACTGATGATTCATATGGTTTATGGCAAATTAATATGATTGATAAGCCAGGATATATGCTTGGTGAAGAACGAAGAAAGAAATTTGGATTGAAATCTAATGAAGAATTGTGGGATCCGCAAGTTAATGCTAGGGTTGCATTAGCCATATCTGGCGGATCTAACTTTGATGCATGGACTACCTTTGGTGGAGAAAAATATAAAGATGCATTGGAAAAAATTAAAAAACTTCCAGATCAAACTAATCAAAAACCATCGGCAAAACCTGGAGTAACGTCTCCTCAAGCTAGTGCATCTGCAGAACCAGCATCTTCACAAGTGGCAGCTGCAACACCATCTGCAGATACTGATCCAATGGAGACAAGTTCAGTTGCTGCAGCTCCTAGTGCAGCTGGTGAGCAACTTTCACAAGCGTTGACCCCTCCCGCAGCCCCAGTTGGCGGTGGTGCTCCAATTGTAGTACCAGTTAACAATCAACAAACTCCAGTGGCACAGACACAAGTATCTGCTGGAGATGCTGTTCCTGGAGGATTGACTGCAAATTTAAATAACTTCTATCCTTTAGTTGTCAAAGCAGTACTAGGTATTATGTAACATGGGTGATTTAAAAGTAGATGCACTAACAAAAAATTCATTAGGATATTTAGATAAATTAGTATTGGATTTGACTACGGTATCAAATTCAATGATAAAATCTTTGACGATATCTAAACAATTAACTGATAAAGAAAACTTACAGAATTTAGTTACACAATATTATACACGCCAACAGCAAAAAGAAGTACAAATACAACCAACAGTAATAGTTAAACAAACACCAGAGTATCAACTTGCAGCACCACCTTCACAAAATGAAGCTTCTGTAGTTGCTAGAGAAATAGAATATGAAAAAGATAGAGCAGTTGCTGCAATCACTGCAGTTCTAGGGGGTGCTACAATACTTGGTGAATCTATGCTACCTGGGGATGTAGTTGATGGTGGAAAATATGCTGAAAAAGATCTTCGTATTGGACCAACTGGAGATACTGACGGACAACAAACTGGTTTGAACATGCATCTTCCAGGGGGGATTGGA